GGATAAGCTTGCATCTGGAGAAGAAATCATGCTCACTGAAATGGGAATAACATCATGAATAACCTAAATCCAAACTCTCTAGTGCTACAAAAAGAAATAGCATTAAAACATGCCACACATAGCTTAATTGTAGCTGATCTTAAAATAGAAAATGAATCATGCTCAACATGCAAGCACTTTGCCAAATACAATCTTACATACAGATGTAAAGTAAAAGGAAATAGACAGATAAAACCGTACAATATCTGCCATTTACACAAACGAATGTAACACTAAAAAAAACGAGGGCTTGACACGCACTGCCCACTAGGGCATACTGCATCCACTGGCTAACGAGCTGCTGCCAACAAACAAAAGTAGCTCAAATAAAAGGGAAATACAAAATCATGTCTGATAACACCATTGCAGCAAACTTCGACAATACCGTTGATCTGAAAGAATACAAATTCAACTTCAAAACCACTAAAGACAAAGAAACTGGGGAAGAAAGCAAGCGCCCTAGTATTGAATTGAAACTACCAGTACCCAGTATTGAAGGTATTGTTACGATTCTCCAATCTGGCGGTAAGCAGTTAGAATTACTGCAAGAAGCCGTATCTGCAATCATCGTTGCTCAAGCACGCAGCATCTTGAATGACAATGAATCAATGACTGTCGATCTATTCCCAGCTGAACAATGTACTTGGGAATTCATTGCCAATATGCCTGAAGCTGAAAAGCGTGGCCGTGGCATCCCTAAAGAATTGTGGGATGACTTCATTACCGATTATGTTTCAGTGATGCCCAAACTTGCTGGCAAAACTGAGGAACAAGTTGCACTTGCAGCTAATTTATTTGCTAAGAAACTTGCACCAGTTAAAACCAACAAAAAAGCACTTAACAAATTGGCTGAGCAACTTGCAATCTATCTCAACTCCGCACCTTCAGCTGAATCCTACTTTGACTGCATCAAATTCTTGGATGAGAAGATCAAGCTACTGCTGAATGCAGAAACTGCAAAAGTAGAAGATGTGTTGTAATATTGTAATATGTAGTTGATTTATCCTCCGCCTTATCTACCTGTAACATTTAGAAAACAACTGGTAGATAAGGCGGAGTAATAAGTCAATTAGTACAATGGTACAATTAGCACAATAGCACAATAGCACACTGGGAAAATAGGAAAATATAGTGACACTATCTATCTCAAATAAATACCTGCCGATATGGAATGCACTCAAGCGCAATGGATCTTGCCGTATTACTGCACCCATAAATCAGCATAGAAAAATAATAAAAATGGTACGTCGCACCAGAGATAGAGATTTAGAGTACCTGTATCTTCTATCGGAATCAAACCGAATCCATCAAATTAAAGCAAGCGTAACACCAAATACAAATGTAATCACATTCATTCTCACTGAAAGGTTGAATATATATGGACTCTAATACACGGCTAGATCAAAATCTAACAATGAAAATTGCATCATTGCAGGAATCAATACTGCACTCACATCCCACACTTCCAATCCTATTGCGAGACATTCATACAATGCTAAAGAATGATCCAGCTATAGTGACACTGCTGTCTGAAGAGGATATTGGAATCATAGTATCCGGCCTTAAAAAGCAGACTGCCACTGAAATATCTTCAACTGCGCTAAAGCAGTCATCTAAGAGCCTGAAAAGACCTGGCATCGCAGATGAATTATAGGCACAAACGCAATGGCTATAGACTTTCACTCTTTACAAATGCAATTCAAACAGCAAAGAGAAATCAATGCAAAGCCATTCCCTGTATGGGCACTGCTAATTCTATACAATAAAGGCAAAACACAAGATCTATATTGTGATTACTTTGAAGGGTTCAGACTACTGCATAAATGGTTAGGGCCAATTCAACTTACATCGCACATTGAACCAATTCCAAAACTCTACAGAAGCTATGAAATGCAAGAACTAGCAAAGATTCTAAACACATCACAAGAAAATCTTAATCATGCCTATATTACATCCTTAAATATAAAGGAGCTAGTACAAAATGGAAATGGAAATGGATATGGAAATGGATATTAGAATCAGAAAGCTATCTTACTCATCCCTACTAACATTACATTCGTGTCCCAGAAAATTCCAGCTATACAGATTGAACAGCAAAGCAAATGATAATGAAGATGCAGCGCAGTCAGTTACATTTGCATTCGGTCATGTTGTCGGCCTTGGCATTCAAGAATACATGACACACCATTCAATTGACCAGACATATTGGAAATGCTTCCTCGAATGGGATGTAGATTTACTAGCTGAGAATACCAAACAACAGAAATCATTTTGGTTTGCAATGGTAGCGGTAGAGAGATTCATTTCAATGTGTAATGCAGGTTATATGCGCGATTGGGCACTATGCACATACAACGGAAAACCTGCAACTGAGTTATCATTTAAGATTCAATTCGAGGATGATATAATATATGTTGGTTTTGTGGATGCAGTATTGCAGCATAATATAACTGGTGAAGTAATGGTATTAGAATGTAAAACCACATCAGCAAATGCAATAGCATCAGCAGCATATAAAAATAGCGCACAAGCAATTGGATACTCAATCGTATTGGATGCTTTGTTTCCATCCTTATCATCGTACCAAGTACAATACCTTATCTACAAAACCAAATCAAAAGACTATGATGTAATGCAATTTGATAAATCATATCTTGATCGTGCATTGTGGATTAGAACTCTACTTCTTGATATAGATACAATAAAAATGTATGAAGCTGCGAGCATCTACCCTCAACGTGGTGAATCTTGCAATCAGTGGATGCGTGAGTGTGAATACTTTGGAATATGTGGCCTTGCCACTGAATCAATTACTGAGCCATTAAGTGAAGAAGAATCAGATAGCATTAAAGCAAGAAATGCAAATGAATTCATGATTACACTATCAATACAAGATCTAATTGATTCACAATTAAGGAAAGAATAATCTACTATGAAACTCACATCAGCTAAACAGTCAAAAGCTAAGCGTGTTCTAATATATGGCGAATCTATGGTAGGTAAGACTACGCTGGTAGGGACACTAGCAGCCAAATTCAAACTCCTATACTTCGATCTGGAGAAAGGCTACGAATCTCTTCTTAAACTTCCTGAATCTTCCAAAGAAAATATCGAACTGATTCAGATCCCAGATACCAAGATATTTCCTATTGCAATTGAAACTTTATTAAAAGTATTTACAGGTCGCGAAATTCTGATCTGCGAAACTCACGGCAAAGTATCGTGCCCAATATGCAAGAAAGATTCAGCGCCTGAAACTCGCATCTGCCTAAATGAATTAGATACAGCTACAGTTGTAGTAATTGACTCACTCACTCAACTATCTGCATCCACAATTAACTTTCTAATGAAAGATAAAGAAGATACAGCCAAGCCAGAGTGGGATGTATATCGAAGTCAAGGCGCATTACTTGAAAAGATCCTATCCTGTATGCAGCAAGCAAAGCATCACATAGTTTGTATCTCACATGTAGTAGAATCACAGCAAGAAGATGGAAAAGTTAAACTGTTTCCAGTATGCGGAACAGCAAATTTTTCCCGCAATGTTCCGCGATTCTTTGACGATGTAGTATATGTAGAATTGAAAAATAAAAAACATATGGCATCATGCTCTACAACATATGCGAATAATGTAACAGCCGGATCAAGACTCGGGCACGTAATTGGAGAAGATATGAATCTATTGGATCTGTTCTCTGAAGCTGCATTGTCAATCGAAAAGCCAGTTACTCCAGGACGAACAGCATTAAATCAATTAAAAGGAATAGGAAAATAAAATGGATAAGAACATTGTAGCATTAGTACGAGAAGATACTAAAACTGTAGGTATACGATTTTTTTCTGACTGCAAAATGAAAAATACATCGCGAGGTTTAGTACCGGATGTCGATGATTATGATCGCTATTCTCGCACAGTACAAGGAAAAGAATATACATATGTCACAACAAAGAATCTTAAACTTGGTGATCTATGTCTTGTATTTGTAGGTGAGCGTCCAGCGATTGTAGAAGTTACACGAGTAGATGATACTCTTACTATCGAACCGAACTCAGCCGAAGAATGCAAGTGGATTGCCTGTGTATTTGATACTTCTGAGTATGATAAACTAATGCAACAGAATGCAGAGGTAGCTAAGATTCTACAAGAGAAGTACCAGCAGAATGTACGTGCACAGTTCAGACAAGTATTCTTAGCAGGTGCAGATGACAATCTTCTTAAACTATTAGATGACGTGCTAGGAAAATAAAATGACTGAGTCAAGGTCAATCGATGAAATCCTAGTAGATCGCGGCTCAAGATACGGCACATTCAAAGGACATGCAGAATTAACACAAAACTTGAAAGAATCTTTCTCGCTCTATGCTGTAAATTATACCAAACTCACACCATCAATGACGGAAGCACTTGATATGGTATTCCACAAATTGGGGCGCATTGGAAATGGTGATCCAACATACATTGAAAGCTGGCGAGACTGTATTGGATACTTACAACTCGTAGTAAGTGAACTTCAAACTACAGAAGGGGCTACTGATGGAAGGGTTGTTAGTATGAAAGTAGTGGATGGAGTATTGAAGGATGCTGAGAGTAATAAAATGTTTACGACTAAGTGGGCCCACTTTACTATCGAGGTGGATACTGCGGATAAATATCTACTGGACAATTATTTTAGAGTAGCTGTAAAAGAAGGAAAGCCAACTGGCGTATTGGTTACAGTCGCAGGGAAGGAACTTTATCTACACAGGCTTGTATTAAATGTAACTGGAGCAGCTGTAGTAGATCATGTTGACGGTAATCCACTCAATAATCTGCGAGCTAACCTAAGGATTGTGTCCTATTTAGAGAATGCTCGCAATAGAGTTAAGCCTAAATCTAAAACAAATGATTTACCGAAAGGAGTGACATTTGCTAAGAAGCAGAGGCTAAAGCAATACAAGGCAGCAATAAAAGTATATGGATGTAACTTTCACTTAGGTTCATTTGAAACTGTAAAGGAGGCAGAAGATGCATATCTAAAAGCAGCAAATATGTTTTTTGGAAAACACGCTTTACACAACTCTCGCAACAAATAAACTAAATCAATCAAAGAAAAGGAAATTAAATCATGTCTACAAATCAAATGGATCTGGATGCAATTCTCGAATCGTCGATTGAAGATCTAGCTGATCTTCCTGAGTTTGTAGTATATCCAGCAGGTGTTCATAGTGTAACCATCCAATGGGAATCCAAGACTGTAAATAACCATCCATGTATGGAACTCAAGATGAAAGCTGTTGAGACAATCGAGCTTGCTAATCCTGCAACAGATACACCTCTGACGCGTGGTACTGAAGCTGGATGCTTATTCATGCTAGATAATGAGTTCGGACAAGGAGCGTTTAAGTCAATCATTAAAACTCTGGCTGCTGCAACTGGTACTAACAAGATCAGTGAGGCAGTAGAAGCATCGAATGGAATGGAAGTCCAAGTGGTTACTAAGGTGCGCATGAGCAAAGACAAATCGCAGTCATACACAGATGTGAAAAAAGTACTTGTATAAAACATCTAGTACCTAGTATCTAACCACACTGCTACAAAATAACTGTGTTAATCGATACCCTGTACATCCACAAGATACTACAGGGTATCGGTGAATTCACAGAAGGAGATTAAAATGAGAATCGTAGAGCAATCATTCAAGGTAATAGCGTACTCTGAGTCTATTGAAAGCGTAATAGAATTAGCTGGACGCACTTGTTATAAATCAGAAGATAAGATCACTCATGACTCAGCTGTAGAATTCATACAAAGAATGAAGAATTTCAAACATGAATCTGTATTAGAGCATGGTGCAATATCTGTACATTTTGTAATTGACAGAGGAGTTTCCCATGAATTGGTAAGACATAGGCTAGCTTCATTTTCTCAAGAATCTACACGATACTGCAACTACTCCAAAAATAGATTTAACAATGAGATAACTGTAATAGAGCCTATATTCCAAACCAATGATACAGATACACAGTCTGAACTATACACAATATGGGAAGCATCGTGCATAGAAGCAGAGTACCAATACTTCAGTCTGCTTAAAGCAGGAGCTACAGCGCAAGAGGCGCGATCTGTATTACCTACTTCACTTAAAACAGAAATAATTGTAACTGCGAATCCAAGAGAATGGCGACACATACTAAAACTAAGGACAACAAGAGAAGCTCACCCGCAAATGAGGGAAATAATGTATCGATGCTTGAGATTATTTGCGGTAAAGTGGCCAGCGTTATTCAGCGACATCGCAGATGCAAATGGTGTGGAGACTCACTAGAAGGTACAAGTAGAACTAAATTCTGCTGCACTATTCATGGCGTGAAGTACAATAACCTATATAGAAATAGTGATACTCCATCGACAAGGATGTGAATACAATGTCAGAATCAAATACAAATACAAGTGCAAATGCAAATGCAAATAGGCTCCTTCTAGTAGGGACATTCGCAGATACGGCATACTTACAGCAACTCAAATCATGCGTGGGAACTGCATCCTGCGCAGTCATACTAGAGACGCCATCAACGCTATATGAACTATCTAAAATAGCAGAAGCAAAGAATGTGGATGCAATCATATCAACCTCACCTGCATTGCTATACTCTCTAGTGCAATCACAAACAAGAAGAAAGAAACCAGCAATAGATAACTACGCCGGTTCGATATTCAGAACTAATGGAAGAGAGGTACTATTTATAAATCCACTGGAGCAACTTATTACAGTTCCTTACGGTAAGTTTATAACATCAAGGTATATCTCGAAACTAACTAATAAAGCTAATTGGACTCAGTATGAAAAATTCAATTGGGAACTAGCTGATCCATCTAATTTCGATTACACATTCCGCAGATACAAAGATGCAATAGCAATAGCAATTGATATAGAGACATTCTCCTCACCTCTATCTATCAGATGCGTAGGATACACAGCAATCTTCACAGATGGTACATTTCATTCGTATGTAATACCTTGTGACTCAACTTACAATCTCACATGGATTCGTAAATTTAATTGGGAATTACAGGCACCGAAGATATTTCAAAATGGTAAGTACGATATTGCATACCTATCAATGTACAATGCAGTTCCTTATAATTACCTTTGGGATACAGCCACACTATTCCATTCATGGTATTCAGAACTGCCGAAAGACCTAGCTTCATTGAATTCATTCTGTGTCAGAGATAGCATGTACTGGAAAGACTTGGCAGACACTTCAGACTTACATACCTACTACCTGTACAATGCCAAAGATACTTATGCAACAGCTTGTGTGTGGCTTTCATTGATGAAAGAGATTCCAGATTGGGCATCCCAAAACTACTCCAATGAATTCCCGCTTCTCTTTCCGTGTCACTTATCTGAGATGACTGGAATTCGTCGCGATACCGCTTCACTTGGGATCCAGTGTAAAGAGGTAGAACTCAACATAGCGGAGAAATCTAAGTCACTAGATACCATGCTCGCAGTCAAGAACTTCAATGTAAATTCACCATTACAAATGAAACAGCTTCTTACTGTACTAGGGTGCAAAGATTTGGAGAGCGCAGATGCAAAGAATCTGGCAAAAGCTAAACTGCGGCATCCCCTTAATACAAGAATTATCAACTCCATCATAGAAATCCGCAAACAGCGTAAGCTGGTATCTACATACCTAACTCCAGGTAAAGAGTTCAAAGGCAGGATATTATACGCACTGAATCCACACGGCACAGATACAGGAAGATTAGCATCTAAGGAGCACCATTTCTGGTGTGGATTGCAGGTGCAGAATATCCCACGCGGAGACGTAGTCAAGAGAACATTCATTGCAGATGATGGATTCCTTATCTACGAAGCTGATTACAGTGCAGCAGAGACTAGAGGAACTGGCCACTTAGCAGGATGCCAGCAGATGATTAGCAATGTAGAAGGTGAGAATGACTTCCACTCACTTAATGCCGCAGCTTTCTTTGGAGTACCTTATGAAACAATCTACTCAAACGAAAAGCATAAGACAATAAACAAGGAGCTGCGAGATTTGGCTAAGCGTATCAATCATGGTGCTAACTACCTCATGGGCGCAAATGTATTAGTGGAAACCATGGGAGAGGATAAAGTACTTGAGGCAGCTAGGCTACTAAAACTTCCTAGACTGTGGAGTTATAAACAGATAGCAGAGCATCTATTAAATCAATTCCATAAATTTCTTATCCC